TTCATGCCCACGGTATTAACCCATGCCCCTGTTGCAAAAGTACCAGAAACTGTGGATAATACTGAGGTAGCGTCAGAGGCGGATGTTCTGGAAGCTCTGGCGCTGGTCAAGGGTTTGAAAACGGAGTAGTTAGGATCCACAATGAGTGCCGTGATGGACAGCGTACTGGACAATGTGAAGCATGCCCGCTTGATAGCGGATATGAATCATGTTTGTACGGTTGCGGGCATTCCCCGGGTGTACGTCAATCAGTCCATGAAGCTGTACTGTGACGCGCAGGAAATTGATTTTGTCGTGAATTTCCGAGTGTACCGAGATGCGTACGCTGGGCTGCTGCTTACGGGCATGGAGAACTCCGAGAGCCGGTGTATGGCTATCGGTGGGGCGCTGCTCCGGAACTTTATCGACACCCGGTTGCTTCCTCTGAATTCTTTGCTGCGTGCCGTGGAGGACGGGACTGTTCCAGATCCCACGGTATTGATCATTCCGAATTTGTTTGTTTCGAGTGTTGGCAAGAGCTTGCCCGCCTGGAAAATACAAGCTGTGTATGACCTGTTGTTGAATCGATTCACTTCGAACAAGCCAACGGTCGTGGCGGTTGAGTCCATGATGGGTCTACGAACGGCATACGGTACGGCTTTTGCCTCGCATTTGTCCAACCATTATAAATAGACCTACAAATGAGTGGATTGCAGTTTGGCCTGGGTCTAAAGACCCTGAAAAGCCTATGCGCTAACCAGAAGATGATCACGTGGTACAAGGCCAAGCTCGTGCCGGAGATGTTCAAACCGGTCGAGCAGCCTGTGTACGACTGGGTGCAGGCCTTTGTGCTCAAGCACCATGCTCTGCCTCAGGTAGAGACCCTGGATAGCCAGTTCCCGAACATCCAACAGCTACCCATCCCAGAGCCCTGTTCGTACTATGTCGAGCATCTGGAGAATCGTCTGTATTACGAACGCCTGAATGAGGCGAACCTAGCCAGTCAGACGATGTTGAAGGAAGACCCCCACAAGAACATCGGTCAGGCCCAGAAGGTCCTGCAAGACACCCTGGCATTCATTACCGCCCATCGGTACCGGATGAAGATCGTGGATCTTGCCAAGGACGGGTCTGAGCTAGTGCTCACGGCCTACCATCAGATGACCACCCAGGAAAGTGCTGGGCAGTTTGGTTGGCCCTCGTTGGACAAGACCAGTGGGGGATTAATGCCTGGGGACGTGGTGACGTTCATTGGCCGACCCGCAGCGGGTAAGACGTTCAAGATGTTGTACGTGGCTCTGAGTAATTGGTACAAGGGTAAGTCCATCCTGTTGGTGAGCATGGAGATGTCGCCCTTGCCGATAATCACCCGGTTGACGGCCATGTACGCGCACACGAACGTCAGTCAGTTGAAGCTCGGTGGGTATGCCACGGGCACGCTCAAGAAATTCAGTCAGAGTATGGTGGCCATGGGCAAGATGGAGAAACCGTTCTATGTTGTAGACGGTAATCTGGCAGCGTCTGTCGAGGACATCTACGCCCTGGCCCAGCAATTGAAATGCGATCAGGTGTATATCGACGGAGCGTATTTGCTGCGCCATCCGAACCTGCGGCTGGATAGGTACACCCGAGTAGCGGAGAACATTGAACTGATAAAGAAAGGGACCTCAAATGCAGAGGTACCGACCATCGCGAGTTATCAGTTTGCTCGCACGGCAACGACTAAGAACAAGGGCCAGGACAAGCAACAAGCAGGGCTGGAAGACATTGCTTTTTCAGATGGCATAGGGCAAATCAGTTCCATCGTGCTGGGATTGTTCCAGGACGAGTCGGTAGAGACCATGAACAGTAGAATAATCCGAGTTCTAAAAGGTCGGAATGGGGAAGTGGGGCAGTTTCAGGTGCACTGGAACTTCAATACCATGGACTTCTCCGAGATCGTAGAGAGCGAAGATGATAAGCATGCGCCCCTGGATTACATCTGAAAATTTTCTTGACAATCTAAATTTCTTGTGTTATAGTACCGTCATCAAATCAAAGGAGTGAAGATGTCTATCAAGTTCGTTCCCAAGACTGTAGCGGGTGTGGCAAAACCTCAGGCGGGTGGCATGACGCCCTCCCAAAAGGCGGCGGCTGAGAAGTTGTTCAGTGCAGTTGCAACGGACAAGGCCAAGGTCGCGGTTGCCGCGAAGTTGAAGCCTCTGCCCAAGGCCGTTGCCCAGGCAGAATCCCAGGCGGTGGTCTGGGCCAAGGAGTTGATCGATCTGGATACCCGGATGAAAGAGGCCGAAGCCTACGAAATGGTCACGCGAATTGATGCGCTGAAAAAGTCCTTGCAATCCGTTATCTCTGAGAGTGGAGCGGACCCTGCCAAGGATTACATCTTCCATACCTCGGAGGGGGATGTGCAGTTCAGTTCTTGCTCAAACACCACGGTGATCGAAGATCAGGCCAAGATGATCAAGCTCTTGGGTCCGGAAACGACCATGGCGATTGCCAAGTTCAACATCGGGGACATCAAGAAGTACCTGTCCGCCATCCAGCTTGGGGAGATTTCGAAAACTGTTCCCGGTAGTCGCCGCCTGCTGTCCATTACCCCCGTAACCTCTTGAGGTCTCAGTGCGTACTTCCCGCTTAGTGTGGGCCGAGGATTTTGCTCGAAGAGCCCATGGTGCTATCGATCACCGTCGAAAGTACACGGGTGAGCCGTACATCCTGCACCCCCAGGCGGTGGTAGAACTGGTAAAGAGCGTGCCTCACAGTTGGCAGATGCTGGCCGCAGCATGGTTGCACGATACTGTCGAGGACTGTGGGGTGTCTTTGCTTGATATTCGAAGGCATGCGGGCTCTCTGGTCTATGAGTACGTGTACTGGTTGACGGACACCAATGTTCTGGAGAACCGGACCAAGCGCAAGGCCCTGGATCGGGAACGTATGGCTCGGGCTCCGGGAGCGGCGCAGACCATCAAGTTGGCGGATTTGATCGACAACACTATAAGCATTGTTGAACATGACCCAAAGTTTGCTCGGGTGTATCTGCGAGAAAAAGAGGCGCTGTTGCAAGTTCTGGGTAAGGGCGATCCTATGCTGTGGAAAACAGCGCAGGCTTCACTGCGAGCCGGATTTGCACAACTGAATATGGCCTAGGTATGAAGTTGCGGCCCAGCCCCTCAAGGTACTAGAATCAAATCCAGTCTCATACCCTTGAAAGGAAGATCATGGCCGAATCAGACTCCTCAGTTCCGGAGCAGACATACCCGTTCTTGAAGCCCAAGCTGAACGTGTCCCTGACTTTTGAAGAGAAACAGGTTCTGGCCCTGCTGGAACTTGGCCATCAGGGGGTGAGACTCGATTCCCGGGTGATTTCGTATGAACGAGTCAAGATGTTGTGTGCGCTGCACAATCTGTCTTGTGCGAAGATCGTGGGAGAAGATCAGTACGAGTTCAGGAAAGGCAAATTTGATTCCAGCGCCCCAGTAGATCCAAATCAGAAGGTGATGTAGATGATCAGAATGCTTTTTACTCTCCAGGAGCAAAAGCCCGTTCCATGCTCAAGTGTGCTGGAATGGACCAGTTGGCTCATGAACGCCGAAAATCGTCGGGTGAAGGAAACCCTCGTAGGGGAGACCTGGGTGAGCACAGTGTTTCTGGGTGTTTCCTACCATGCTGCGGTGTCGGCCATGTTCGAGACCATGGTGTTCGGTGGGCCTCTGGATGGGACCGTGCGTCGTAGCCACACCTGGGATCAGGCCGAGACCGTACATGCTGACATCTGTGCCCAGGTGCTGACCACCCAGGAAATTCATATCCTCAAGCACACGGACTAGGCAATGAACAGGGACCGTACAGCCATCTGCGCCATCATCAGTCAGATGTTAGACAATCCTGATGAACAGGGCATTTACCCGACCACAAGAACGTTTGACGAGCTTGAGGCCCTAGTTCATGACGAACGTATCTCTGCGCTTGGGTGGGCCAGTGCATATTTTTGCACAATGCTTGATGCTGGAAAAGATCTCCGGCAGGATGTTGTTCCGGACATGCTCTCCCAGGCTCTCATTGATCTTGGCAGAGAATGAACCATGAGCAAGCCAAGGCTCTGCTTTCCGCTCTCGGAAGCAAGTACGACAGTACGAACAAGAAGTGGGTGCGCGGATCCTGTCCTCTCGCTCCGTTCAGACATCGATCTGGAAAAGACAGTCATCCGAGTTTCGGCATCTATGTAAGTCCGGATACTGCCGCACATTTTCATTGCTTCGCGTGCGAGTCCGGAGACCTTACCACCCTGTTCCAACTTATTGAGTTCGGCAGACAAAATAATCCAGGACTGTTCACCGGTAACCTGGACACTGCAAGGGCTATTGTTGAGGCCGAGCAGTTAGAGGTACAGCCGCTACCTGAGTACCTGGAGTTTGCTCCGGCTGTAAACAAACAGTTCCAAGAGCAGCCAGAATGGTGGCTTAGCCAATTCCCCTTGGCCTTACACAGTGATCGCGCTCGGTACTATCTAGCCCGCAGGGACTTTTTACCGGTGTCCGTGATGGTGGAGCACTGGAAGTTCAGATACGATCCAGAGCGGGATATGCTGTTGTTCCCGTACTGGAATGTGCATGGGCAACTAGCTGGTATCCGTGGTCGAGCTATCGAGATTCCGGGTGAGCCCCCACCGAAGGTCAAGCACCATGATTACACGCTATTGAATGTGAATAACGGAGGGATCACATGGTTCAATGAGCCGGTTTTACAGAACACTGGACCAGTGGTGGTAGTCGAGGGGCCATTCGACTGCATGCGCGTGCACGAAGTCTACCCGGTGGTAGTCGCAAATTTTACGGCCAAGCCCGTGGCCGAGAAGCTCCAGAAATTGGTGTACGCTGAGGGCGTGATTCTGATGCTGGATGGGGATGACACTGGACGCGAGGCCACAGTGAAGTTCGAACGTGCCCTTCATAAGCTGGGGGTGAGTACTCTTACGATCCTGCTACCATGGGATGGCAAGACGAAGACCGACCCAGACTCCCTGGGGGTTGGTTGGGTTCAGAAGGCCCTGTCTGAAATCGGATTGATATAACACTTGACAATCATATAACTTCGGGTTATACTGCGCTCGTGTCAGTTCGACACAGCGAGGTCACGTTTGACCGCAGGAGGCCCACAATGGCAGTAAGTTGGATCAAGACCGGTGCTCAGTCAGTAAGCGCTGCAAAACAAGACGAAGTTGAGGCACAGGCCCGCAAGGATGGTGCGGGTAAGATGTTCCGATTCTGGCTGAAAGAAAAAGAAGAGGCCAAGATCACGTTCGTGGACGGTGACCTTCAGAAGACCGAAGGCGGCACGGTTCTGGCTCCCCCCAGGTACTACGAGCACACCGTGAACTTGGGTGGAAAGTGGACCAACTTTGTTTGCCCGGAGAAGACCAGTCCAGAGGCCGGGGACAAGTGCCCCCTGTGTTCTGCGGGGGACCGGTCAACGTTGGTGGCGTTGTTCACGATCATCGACCATCGTTCGTACACGGGCAAGAACGACAAGGTGTACGTCGATCAAGCTCGGTTGCTGGTTGCCAAACCAATCACCATGGAAATGCTGACCAAGATCGCACTCAAGCGCGGGGGTCTGGCCGGGTGCACGTTCGATGTCAGTCGCATGGGGGACAATAGTGCGAGTGTCGGTTCGATGTTCGATTTCCTGGAGAAGAACCCTATCGAGACCCTGCAACAAGAGTACGTGCATGAGGTCGAGGAGAAGGGGGTGAAGAAAATGGTTTCGTATTTCGTTGCCCCAGACTATGAGCAGGAGGTCGTGTACCGCACTGGTGAGGAACTACAGGCTATGGGTCTGGGCAAGGCCGTGATCACTACCATGAATCCCGGTGGGGGCAAGGGCAAGGAGATGTTTCCAGGAGGGGCTAAATCCAAGTCGGATTACAGCAAAGAATTGTAATCCAATGCCCTTGCGCGAACTGCCTGTAAAGAGTCTCGGAGCGATGGCCTTGGTGCCATTCAATTTTGAGGTTCGAACTTTGCTCACGAAGCAAGACCGGTTCGGGAACACCTACGAGATGTTCAAGCACGTGCATGGGCAACCTTACGCCCACATTCCGAGGGGGCTGATAAACACCCAACTGGTCGAACACGACCATCGTGTGGTCGCCCCGGTCGTGCAATTGATTGCAAAGATCGGGCCTCGGAATGACGACCAAAAAGAATGTGCCGCAAAGTCCTTGGCACTGCTGAAAAGTGGGGTAGACCATGTGGTTGATGCTCCCACTGGGTTTGGTAAGAGTTGGTTGGGGGCGGTAGTTGCTTGTGGCCTGGGACAACGTACTCTGATCGTGGTGACCAAGAACGATCTGATGGAAGAGTGGAAGAACACACTCCTACATCTGATTGGGGTGAACCCCTCTGAAATAGGCCACGTTCAACAGGATATCCAGAACTACAAAGGGTGTAGGTTTGTTATCGGGATGATCCACAGTCTGGTGCAGAGAGAATACGACCCAGAGTTCTACCATCATTTTGGGCTTGTGATTTTCGATGAAGTGCATCGTCTAGGGGCCGAGCATTTTGTTCAAGTTTGTGAGTTATTTCCTGCTCGCTATCGTCTCGGGTTGTCCGCGACTCCAGATAGACAGGATGGTCGGGACACCCTGTTCAGAGCCCACATCGGACCGATCATGGTCCGTGGCAGTTGGATTCCCATGAATCCAAAGATTTTGGTCAAAAAAACTAGGTACAAGGTGCCTTTGGTTCCCCAGAGGAATGATTTAGGGCAGTGGCGGAAGATGCCCATGGTCGTGGTCCCTGGCCGAATGATGAGCCTGTACAAGGACATGGGTACGGATGTGGCCAGGAACACGGAGATAGCTGAGTTCGTGTTCCAAGCATTCCAAGCCGGTAGGCGGTGTTTGGTGCTGTCTGACTTGATAGAGGGGCATTTGCACCATCTATTTCAGTACATTGTTTCCACTGGGATTTCGGGCGAGAATATAGGGTATTACGTGGGTGGCATGACCGCCCAAGAACGGAATGTGTCAAAGAACAAGCCCGTGATTCTGGGCACGTACAAGATGACGAGCGAGGGCACGAACGTCCCCCATTGGGACACCCTGGTCCTGGCGACTCCCCGGGCTGATATACGCCAGTCGGTCGGTCGTATCCTTCGATTTGTGACCGGTAAAAAAGACCCGGTAGTCCTGGATCTTGTGGATGACCATCCGGTGTTGAAGAACTTATATTTTTCTCGCCTAAAGCAGTATTACTCTTTGAAATCGACAATAGTGGAGGTATAATGTCTGGGTTTACATTCAAACAGTGGTACGAGGTCAATCGGGAACGGTTGTCCGAAGCACGCAAGGTTCGTTATCGAACCGACCCAGAGTACAAGGAGTTGGTTCGTGCCAGGACCAAGGACTACAAAGATCGCGTGCGAAAAGAAAAACCGTCGCCTGTGGGCTTGTCTACTGAGGACGTGTGCACTGCTCTGGGTATCAGTCCCTGGACATTGAACAAGTGGAAGCTTAGAGGGCTATACCCGGCCCCCACAAAGCATGTAGGTCGCCCTCGGTTTACTGAGGATCAGCTTGGCCTTTTGGAGCTACTTAGGGAGTTTTTTCTTCAGAACCCGCGTAAGAAAGCTGGGACCAAAAAGGATCAACTGGCAGTGATCGTCCAGGTGATCGATCATAATTGGGAGCGCTGATGATCACCATAAAGAAACTTCCGTCCAAGAATTCTGTATACGCTCAGCACCTGAAAGATGGGCAGTACAAAGCCCCTGTTCAGAAGTTTACCCAGGTTACCGGGTCGGTTCAGAAGACCAATACCCTTAGTTCCAAGGTAGTTCATGAGGGGATTACGGACTACCCGGTCCACGACAAGGGTTTGCTTGGGCAAGGTCGAGTACGTGTGGCGGGCAGCAGGACCATCAACCTCGGCAATTTTGAGAGCGTGCGGGTGGAGGTCCAACTAGAACTACCGGTGGACAAGTCAGATCTTGAGGACACCTATGAGTACGTCAGTGATTGGGTGTCAACCAAGATATCGGAAGCAGTAGCGGGAGCAAAAGGCTAATGGCAATCCAGATCAAAAAGACAGACACCGCGCCAGTGCCCTTGGCGAAGGCAAGCGAACTGGCTTTGACGGTAACGAAGTTCCACAAGGAACTGGGGGCGAAGTCCATTGTTCGAGGGGCAGATATTCCACAGTGCAAGCGCCTGCCCACGGGCGTATTCGAATTTGATCTTGCCACTGGTGGGGGCTTCCCCTGTAGTAGGTACAGCATCCTGTATGGCCCTGAAAGCAGTTGCAAAACGAACTTGGTGTACAAGGCCATTGCCAGTGCCCAGCGCCTTCCCCCTCCCTGTAATAAGGCCGTGCTGGTCGATGTTGAGGGCACGTTCGACCCGGCATTCGCTATGAAATTCGGGGTCGATGTAGATGCGTTGCTGGTTGCCAAACCATCGTACGGAGAGCAGGCCGTGGACATGGTTGACGCTCTAGTACGGGCTGATGATGTGGCATTCCTGGGCCTGGACAGTCTCGCGGCCCTGATAGGGATCCGGGAGGTTGAAGGCAGCACCGAGAAAGTTGACGTGGGGACAAGTTCGTTGTTGATAAAACGTCTGTGTATCAAGCTGGCCACGGCGTTGTCTGAGGAACAGAAACGGGATCACACTCCGTGTGTGGTGTTTATCAACCAGACCCGATCCAAGATCGGGGTGATGTTCGGTAACCCCGAGGTAATGCCCGGGGGGCAGACCATGAAGTTCATGGCCAGTCTGATTGTGCGTCTGAGTGGTAAGAACTTGATGGTCAAAGAAATCAGTGGGGCGATTCCGGTTTTGAAGACCGTGAGTGCGGTTATTCGAAAGGCCAAGATCGGAGTGGTTCAGGAGTCCTTTGAGTTTGACATGTGCATGGTCGAGCACGGAGGGCTGATGGTCGGGGAAACCGATAGTTTTACAAAAGTCAAAGGGTACCTACAATCCAGTGGTCACCTTATCAAGTCAGATAAGGGTGGGTGGGCGTTGTTTGGTAAGAACTATGCGACCTTGGTCACCATCCAGGACACGTACAAGGCCGAGGATGCGTTCGCACAGAAGCTACAGCAACAGGTGATCAAAAATCACAGCCTGTTGATGGTCTCGGAAAAACCCCTGGAAGACAAGACCGATGGCGGATCCAAATAGGTTGCGTGCTACGGCCCCCAGGAACGCCCATGGCAAGTTGTACGAGCCCAAGGTGGCCAAGGTACTCAGTGCTCGGCTGACGCCCAACAGTGGGGCTGTGGCGGGCTTCAAGGGCGACATGAGCATGGGTCGGTGGCTGATAGAAAGTAAGACCACAGTCAACAGCACCATGAGTCTGGATTTGGGGTGGTTGGTGAAGATCACGGAAGAGGCGAACACCCGGGGCATGAATCCAGCTTTGCTGGTGGCCTTTGTACAACCGGACGGCAGACCAAAGGCCAATGCTGAGAGCCAGTGGGTTATGATGCCCTTGAGTCATTTTCAGGATCTCACAGACAGCAAATAGCATGTTGAAGTACATCCAGTTGGTCAAGGAGGACCAGAGCCAGAAGAGTAAGGCCAAGGACGTGATAGAGGTCCTGGTAAAGAACATGGGTACGTATCAGCCTGAGCGATCACATACTACGGTCCATGCTTCGGACGTTACCAAGAGCGGATTCTGCGTGCGTCAATATCGGTTGATGGACGTGCTTGGCATTTCGCGTCCTGACATGTACGTACCTCCGGCCCTTAGAGCCACTTGGGATATGGGAAAGGCTGTTGCGGATCTGATTTGCAATGAGTGGGCAGGGGACAAGGCCATAGGCAACTGGTACTGTCGCAGGTGCGAGATCACCAAGTACTTCAAACCCAAACCCCAGGGGGGCTGCAATAAAATGCAGAAGTGTGAATGGACTTACAAGGAAATGGCGTTTATCCATAAAGAACACCGTATAAGTGGGTCCGTTGACTTGTTGTTGGATGTTGGGGCCGCTCGGGTGATGTTGATTGAACTCAAGATCATGAAGGCCGATGACTGGGAGAAGTTGGTGGCCCCTTTGGGAGAGCACAAAGCCAGGACCCAGTTGTACCTGCAACTTGTGGCTGAAAGTACAAATCCGTTCAAGGAGTTCGTAAATACTGATGAAGCCCGGGTGTTGTACATCAGTCGTAGCCATGGAAAGATGAACAAGGACGTGGGGCATATCCTGCCGTTCAAAGAATTTACTGTCCAGCGAGATGACGAGGCCGTTGCCCCGTATGTTGCTCTCGGTGCTCAAGTTCAAGCCCATCGTGTGAATAAAACTATTCCCGTGCATAAGGTCTGTGATAACGTAGGCTGTCAGACCGCAAAAAGATGTCCGGTTAGAGCGGCCTGTTGGTCAGGAGCCCATCTATGAAAGTCCTGGGTGTGGATCCGAGTACCAAGACCGGGTTGGTGTGGATCGATGATCCGAAGATAGCCATGGTTGTATTGAACCATCCGGACAAACGAGGATTGCACCGGCTGGAGGCCTTGGATATTGAATTTCGAGGGTTCTTGCATCAATGGCAACCAGATCTAGTAGTGATCGAGGGCTATGGGTACGCGAATAAGTACACGCTTGCTTTGATGGTCGAGATAGGGATTCTTTTTCGCATGGCTCTCCACAGAGCGGGAATTCCCTTCTATACTTGCCCCCCCTCGGTACTTAAGAAGTTTGCTACGGGTAAAGGCAATGCCAAGAAATCTGAGGTAGCAAAGGCCGTAGAAGGAAAGTGGGGCTTTTTCAGCCCATCGGATGATCTAGTGGATGCCTATGTTCTGGCAAAAATAGCTCAGGAATTGTCAGTTTCTGGACTTTCAACGGCGCTCAAAGGTGTGGAGCGAGGATAATCAACCCTTAAAGGACAACCATGGAAAACGCACTCTATCGAAAGAATGTACTGAAGACCTTGAGTCTCAAACCGGCCAAGCTCGGGCTCAAGTACGTGCTCAAAAATCAGCGCACGGTGAACATCCTGCACACGGCGGTGGGCCTGAGCACAGAGGTAGGGGAGTTGTTCGCAGGGCTGTCGGATTACATCAGTGGGGCCAGCCGGTTCACTGACGACATGCGGGTCAATGCTTTTGAAGAGTGCGGGGACATCGGGTACTACGTAGTGGCCCTGGCCAAGCAGTTGAAGGCCAAGATCCCTGGGTCCGGCAAGAAAGTCAAACTCAAGGGCACGCGCACGGCGGCGTTGTTGGAATTGTTGCGGTTGTCAACTGACATCCTGAGCTTGAACAAGAAGGTTTTTTACGGGCCGAAGATGTCCGTGTTGAAAGAGCATCGGGAAAAGAAAGTGTTTGATGTGGATGCAGCGGGCCTCAGGATTCCGACCGGGACTATGAACAAGTTCAACAAGCCAGAGTATTCGTTCAAGTTAGTGGACACCCTGGTTGAGATCTACCACGTTGATCTGCCTGGGACCGAGGCGATGTGGGTCGAGCGGGAAGCTCAGATGATCCTGCTTCTGCAACAGTTCTGCGACATTTTCTGGGCTCTGGTCTATGACCTGTTTGAGGTCACGCCCTCGAACGTGTTTGTCGGGAACATTGCGAAATTGGAAAAGCGGTATGGCAAGGGCTTTTTCGATCTGAGCGACAGCGAGTCCAGGGAAACTGAGGAAGAGATCGAGGCCATGAAAACCGCTGTTGTAGAAGCCCCGGCAAAGACCAAGACCGTGAAACCCAAGGTGGCGAAGGCCGAAAAAAATCCGCAATCAATTGCACAAACCACTTGACAAGCCGCCGACTCGGTGCTAATATCACCTAGTCGATTAACCTATTTCTCAAGGAGTACCTGAAAATGTCTGAAGCAGAAGCAGAAGCAGTTGCGGTTGAAGCCGCCCCCGTAATCAAGGCCAAGACCAAGATCGTTCCCACCGGCAACCTGTTGTTTGATGTCGCGAATGAGATCGAACACATGTCCAAGACCAAGGCCCTGAATGCGGCGGACAAGTTGTCCGAGGACATCGAGGCCAACCATTTCCGTCTCGGTGGCTTGCTGCGCATGATCCAGAAGGAGCAGTGGTTCGACGGCTACCCTTCGTTTGAGGCGTACGTGCTGGAGAAGTTCGGCTTCGCCAAGCGCAAGGCCGACTACCTGATCAACATCTACACGAATCTGGTGGACAAGCAGATCCCGTGGGAGAAGGTCATGAACCTCGGTTGGACCAAGTTGAAGGACTTGGCGCCGATCTTGACCTTGGAGAACGTGGACGAGTGGGTGGCCAAGGCCGGGCCGGTGACGGTCATGGAACTCCAGGCCATGATCAAGGCCCACGAGGGCACGGCCACCGGCGAGAGCACGGCCGGCACGAGCACGGACACGGTGAAGATCGGGTTCAAGTTGCACAAGGATCAAGCGGAAATCGTGCAGAACGCTTTGGCTAAGGCCAAGGGTGAACTCGGTTCGGAATTCGACAACGTGGCGATTTCGGCGATCTGTGCTGGTTACCTGTCGAATGCCTCGGCTGTGGCAAGTGCACCCGTGGATCTGGCGGGGACCATGATCTCCATGGGCCTGGAAAATGTCCTGGGCCTGTTCGAGAAGGTGTTCCCGAACGTGAACATGACGGTCGAGGTTGCTGAGTAAGGTTTGGGGGGGCGTTGTCCGCGACGGCAGGAAGGTTCTCCATTACCTCAGGCCGCTCCGGTTCCGACCAACGCCCCCCTTCTATTTGGGTGTTTTGATGATGCTGCGGGCGGAATGGGTGGTGAGCAGACGGGCAGCCGTAATCACGCGTCCTGTTCGATTCAGGGGCCGTCCTGGTTTGGCCAACTAGCAGCATCTTCAAAGCATCTACCTTGAAGTGAAGGTGACGAAATGGGCATAAAACGGAAATGGAATAGCGGTCCACCCACTTCAATCGGATGGTGGCCGACTTTGCCTGAGGATGATCTCCGCTGGTGGAACGGCATGAACTGGTCTGCCTTTTGTCGCCCGGACGATGGTGCACGTGTGGCTGCATTTTGGGCGCGTCACAGGGACGAGGGGACTCCCATTAAATGGAGCAATCGCCCAAAGTCTTGGCCAGCTAGGAGTAGGACATGACCAATAGCTCACCCTGGGTGCTGCATCGCAAAGGCGCATTGATGTGGATCGATGCTGGTAGCTTATGCGTGGCAGAGATTCCCGCCAACGAAGACGGTGGGGCGCAGATAGCTAAAGCAAATCTCATTGTGGCTGCACCGGACTTGCTGGCTGCGCTAGAAGAACTGTGCACCATCCGCGACATACTATGTATGAACCCATATTACCCGCCAACTGTGAACAGAGTTACGACGGCATGGGAGCAGGTCCGCGCCGCCATTGCCAAGGCCGAGGGGAAGTAATGCCAAACAATGACATGGACAAGTTCCCCTTGCAACATCCCAAGGCCCTTGAGGCTGCTGAGAGGGTAGAGCATCAACGTCAGGATCGGGCCGTGGCCTTGGATACGGTCAACTCCCTGGTTAAGATCCATAGCCTGTCGTTCATGATGTTTCCCAGAAGTTCGACCCAGCATGGTCTGGTCGTGGCGTACACGATACATCGCAAGAACGTTATGAAGTTCAGTACCAGCTTGTGCCATCCCGATGATCGGTGGGAGCCTCTCAAGGGCAAGTACATGGCGGCTATGAATTTCAACGAGGGCCATGTTGTTAAAGTCTGGGTTCCTACTGGGGTTCGCCACACGATGTTCTTGAGGCGAATTGGTATGAGTATGTTGAGCTGGGCTTCTACCTCATGACGATCACCATTATCAGACGGCCTGCGGTCTTAGCGCAGATCGCCCAGGATTTGAAAGTTTTCAATCCGGTTGATGGTCCAGAGGGTTCGTTCTTTGGGAAACAGATGGCCCCAGAGGATCAGACTGTGACCATGGCCGAAATTCTGGCCTCGGCCCCGAGTCAGGCTCAGATAGTGAACACCCTGGTGGAGGACATGCAGGCCCCGGCAGCGGCTTTTGCCAAGGCCATCAATGAGTCCAAGAGCCACAAACTACCGGCCCTGCCTGAATTTCCAGACACGTACACGATCTTGGACGCCCTCCAGGATTTTGGGAAACGGAAGTACCATCCTCGGATCTTGAAATTGGTGGGGATCATGAACAAGAACATCTGGACGGTCAAAGGGTTTGACCTAGAAACCCGTCGAACAAGGCTGGAGAACGCCGAGGGCCTGAGGTTGGAGAAGGCGATCATCAGCGAACGTGAGGTACTGTTGTACAAACCGGAGTGGACCTGATGATTAGTATTCTGTGCCCGAAAGCCCCGTCCAACCATCAATTTGTGGCCGTCAAAGCTGGCAAGCCAGTACCGGACAGCAGTTCGGAGACCGAGCGCGGAGTGTGGACGGCCTTGGAAAGTCAGGGGTTCACCAGATTGGAACTGGCGTTGTTCTATGTGCTGCCGATCAGGCAACCTATGACCGCCCATGAAGGCAAAGCTCAAGAGGCCTTGACGTACCTGCGCGAAGTGGGCGAGCGCCTGAACCGCAAGGAGTTCACAGAGGCCCTGAACACCCTGCACCCACCAGAAAGCTCAAGATGATTACCTGGACCGAGAGGTTCGTGGAGGCGGTGTCGATGATGACCGGCGCCCGTCCCCCTCAGGAGTACGTCCAGGAGTGGATCGATGGGGTGGAACGTAATTCGGTGTCGCGCCTGCAAGCCTGGGTGGCATGCCAAGAAGGGTGCCTGTGGTGGGCACAGGGAATAGAAGTACTGGACGCAGCGGCAATGCTGGCCAATTCCCCGATAGAGGGCGAGCCCGAGCGTATTGACTACGAACAGACGCATGTATGGGGGTCAAGATGAACACCTATCAGACCACTGGCACAGGGGCCATAAAAGCCTTGCAGGCTGTGGGCGAGGCGAAAATCAGCAAGATTGCGGAGTTCGTGGTCTTGAGGCTTCCAGAGAGAAGCCTTGTACTACGTGGGGCGTTTAATGCCGCTGGTGGCGTCTACCAGTGGAATTTTCTGACTATCAATCCTCTTGGGCAGTGGCGCACGAGGGACGACTGGATCTTGCACCACGATGAACGGCAGTTGTTGGTCGAGTGGTCCGATGAAGCCAGCATGATTTTCATGCAAGGCCCTGCGGAAGGCCCAGACAGGTTTATCTACAGGGGTGCCAAGCTGACTCCGGTTTCTGAAGACCTGTTTTCAGTTCCGGCCTGGACCGCGTTCGAGGGCAGCAGCAGCCCGACCCTAGAGCCGGTATCAACGTCAGAGCCAGCACCACCGCCACCGATCCAAAGCGGCCTGGGCGGGGACTTCGGTGGGGGTGGGGCAAGTGCAAGTTTTGATGAACCCCCAGCACCCCCAGCGGCGCCCCCGCCAGAGTCTGCACCATCAACCTATGACAGTGGCAGCAGCTACAGCAGTGACAGCGGATCAAGTTCCAGCGATAGCGGTAGTTCAAGCAGCAGCGACTGACCATGGCCGTTGAAATCAAGTACGTTACTCCGGCAATTAGTACCAGTGACACCCCCGAGGATCACAAAGTGAGGGTGTTGCGGGCGCACGGGCACCAGGACGTGGAGATACGCCGGTCGTTCGACCGAGAAAGTTCATACTTGGACCTGCATGTGAATGGCCCGGTCAGACTAGCAGAGCTACGGCAGGTTCTAAGTCGGGCGCTGAACACCTGGGATCCTCTGGATGTACCCCCTTGGGCCTTGGATCTGGCGGATATGTTGGACGCCCAGGGGTAGATCAATAGTAGGCTGGATGGCCATGACCAATGAGATTACATCCAGAGCAAGAAGATTACAAAAAACCCTTGACAAATAGATCAACAGGTGTTACATTACTGAATGCCAATAAAAATCAAGAAGAGTGAGAAACCTTCTGTTGGTTTATGGACCATCGGGCATGGAAAAGATACATCCCAGCAGTTGATCGATAGACTTAGAGTTCATGGGATCACCCTGTACGTGGACGTACGGTCTTATCCAAGTTCCAAAGCCAATCCCCATCATAATCGAGCCAGATTATGTGAGTCCCTGGAGGAAGCAGGAATCTCGTACCTGTACGGAGGGAAGTTCCTGGGCGGCATGAATCACCTGACAGTCCAAGACCCGAACTTTGTTGAGAAGATTAAAAAGGTTCATGATCTGGCTCAGATAAACAACCTAGCACTTGCATGTGCAGAACCCACCCCCAGAGGCTGTCATAGGGCGTATAAGCTCAGTCAGTGGTTGGCCCTACATCAACCCCTTCAAATCAATCATGTGCTGCCAGACGGGTCTCTGTTGTCCCACCAGGATCTGCTTGGAAAGGTCCAGGATGACTGGGGTTGGCATGAATTCGGTGGAAAATACAAATGAGTTGACACAGGGTAGAAGTTCCATGCTATCCTCTGGCCCCTCTATTACAGGGTAATTACAGAGGCCTACGCGGGGTAAGTATCAAGGGATACGCAGGGGTTTCCGCCTCTGAGGGGCTGTTTGATTCAGCGACTCCCGCTCCATCATGGAATTCTATGCCGTTGTTTTTTCCGGATCCGTTGTTTAAGGGCATAACCACAAGCCCACACCGGAAGGCCCTGCATACACTGATAGTGACCCACCCGTCTGCCAGGTATTTCAGTCCGGGTGCCGGTCAATTTTCGGACGTAGAGACCCTGGTCGATTCCGGGGTCAAGCCCGAGCAGATAGTAGCCTCTGACATAACGTTGTTCAGCAGCGTTCTAGGCTACCTGTTGGATCCTACCAAGCACGTTCAAGCTCTGGGGTTTGTTGCGGTTGATCCCCCGCTTGTGCAATTGATTGCACAGTTGCCGGTGGACACTGAGTTGGATCAGGCTGCGGTTATTCTGCTGTCTATCAAATGGGCTCAGTTGTTCCCCAAGAATGAGTTTCTTCGTTGGCAGAGGTTGCAATTTGAAGCGGACATCCAGAGACTGTTCGTGCAGTACCGAGAGGGTCTGACAAAGTTCCAGATCAAATGTAGTGGCCTCACCTATGGGATCCGGGACATGTTGGAGCATACGAAAGAATTTGAGGACGATCCCAGTACGTGCATGATTTTCAGTCCACCGTGGTATGCGGGGGGTTATACGAAGATGTTCAAGGCCGATGGAATCTACAGTTGGAAAATTCCAGCGATTGCTGAGTTGGTCCCCACGGCTGTGAAGGACTACTTCAATGCTTTGCCATCAAAGCCCCTGCATAGCTTGGCCTTTGTCGAGGAAAAAGTTCTAAATAAACTAGGAAATACAGGGTGGCATTTGCTGATGGTCGAGCAGAAAGCCGATTATTCTTATCGGTACCTGCTAAGTAGCCAAGCTGTCGATAAGCCGATGTACATCCGCAGGACCATTACCAGCAATCCAGCCCATGTTTACCCGGTGTATGACGATCAGGTCATCACCGAGGACTCGGACGTACGGTTTATTTCAGTGGCCAAGAACATGGCCATGTACTACTATGACCTGTTCATAAAGGGCCTGGGGATGCCCGGGGCTGAGGCTTTTGCGCTTTTGTGCGTAGATGGTAGAGTGGCTGGGGTCACGGGTCTGCACTACTCAGCGTGGCGCATAAAGCGACAGCCGGTGTTCATGGATGTGTTCTCTATCACTCTCCCACAAAGTAAGTATAAATTGGGGCGTCTGATGACGCATCTGCTGTGTACGCGAGAAATAGCTGAGCAGCTATCTACCACCCATCAGAAAGACACCAGTTCGTGTACGGTCCTTGAGTACTATCAGACCACGTTTTTAAGCTCCAGTCCCTCGATCATGAAGGTTAGGGGTCTGATGAAACTGTTGAAAAGAGAGAACATGCCAAACGGGATGTTCAAGCTCGTGTACCGGGCTTCCCTGAAACCTGAATCGACAAAGGATGTGCTTCATGGCTGGCTCGCCAAAGACCAATGAAAAACAGGTTCTGAAGGTAGAGCCTTTGGAACGGTTTGTTCTGGGCAATGGGTTGGAGCTTTGGAGGGTTCCGATAGCTCTGCCAAAGGAGCAGATGTTGAATGCCCGGGTTATGACCCAGGATGCCTTCAATCAGTTGTCAGAGAACATAAGGCGGGAGAGCAGGCTTGAGAGCCTGCCGCTTTGCGCTCTGATTGATGATCGGCTGGAGATTATTTCAGGACATCACCGACTACGGGCCGCTAGGAAGGCCGGTATGTCAGAGGTCTGGGTGTTGGTGGATGTACAGGGGATTTCCAGGGACAGATTGCATTCTAAGCAACTGAGCCACAACAGTTTGCAGGGTCTGGATGATGCGGACCTTGTGAGTAAGATCTTCAACGACATCAAGGACAGTGAGGCCAGGATAGAGGCTTTTATCCAGATGGAAAGTTTCTTACCTAAAGTACCCCTGGTGCTGACCACCAAGGACCTTGAGGTGGAGTTCCAGGCAAAGACTTTGACGGTGGTGTTCTTGCCCTTGCAGCACAAGCTATTGAAAGAGGCTCTGGACCTCTTGAAAAATGTTCAGGTGGACGAAGTGTTTCTGGCCACTCAAGACGAGTATGAAACGCTTATGGCGTCTGTGGACAAGGCCTCGTACACGTTCAACATTACGAGTGTTCCGACTATCCTGGCGAAGATGGCAGACATAGTGGTCACCCATTGCAATCAATTGCAAGGGACCACTGAGAAGGCCTGAACATGGCGGTCACTATCATAAAGACCAAGGCTCCAGAGGAGAATCTAGGGTCTCTTTCTACAGAGGTAATGGTTAGCCCAGATTCTGGAGAATTGGGGGAGTCCACATACGATAAGTATATGCAGCACTACCTGAAAGAGAATCTGTATGAGCGGGATAGGCCGTACACGCTTGAGGACGTGTCCAAGCATTTTGGAGTGACCTACGGGTACATTCGAAACAAGGCCTCGAAGCACAAATGGAACGTGGTCCTGCACGACATACTGATGCGACGGCAGAAGGAATCTGCGTCTGCAAGTCAGGAGCTTCAGGTCGTTAGTGAAGTAGAGATCCGTATGAGACAGGCCAGATTTGCTAGGCTGGCCATGAACAAGGCCATCCTAAAAATCCAGGCTATACAGCCGGATACTCTCACTGTGAGGGAGGCTATGGAGTTGCTTCGTCTGGGTCTGCAAGAAGAACGTAGAGCCCTCGGGTTGATAGAGAGCGTGACTTACGCCATTCCAGCCACAGATCCGGACGTGTCAAAACTCTCAGCCATCCAACAGGCCATGGCCGTGATAGATCAAATCGCAAAGGAGCGCGGAGTTGGTTTTAGCGGCGAAAGACTATCTCGATAACCAGCAGAAGATACTAGGCATTTTTAAGTCCTATGTAGGTCCTGAATATGCAGATCATCTGTGGGTCATAGGTAAGGACATAGCCGATGAAGAGGCTAGGTTAGAGTTCTACGCGAAAGTCATTCAAGACCTCATATCGGTCCACAATGGGAGCCCACAGACGGCCCTCAAGCATCTGGAGATGTACCACCGTAGGTTCGTCCCTATTCGTGAGTTTATCCAGAGTAAGAGCTACCTGAACAAGGGACACGAAATATACCCTCAGGTTATGTTGGACCTGGAGGAGTTGAACTCGGGAAAATATGACGAGGCAGTTCTTACTGGGGGTATTGGTAGCGGAAAAACTACCATCGCCCTCTACAGCCAAGCGTACCAGTTGTACATGCTGTCGTGCCTGAGAAACCCCCATGATCTTTACGGGCTGGACAGTAGCTCAGAAATTAAGATAGTTTTCCAGAACATCAAGGAGAAACTGGCTAAGGGCGTGGACTATGACCGCTTTAGGAGCATGATAAATGGGAGTCCCTATTTTCAGCGCAATTTTCCACACAAAGAGGATCTGACTAGCAAGTTGATATTCCCGAACAGAGTAGAGGTAGAGCCCGTGAGTGGCTCGGAGACGGCCTCCATTGGGCAGAACGTGATCGGCGGGATTATCGACGAAGTGAACTTCATGGCCGTTGTTAAGAGCAGTAGGCAGGCCTCTGACGGTGGTACGTACGATCAGGCCATCGAGTTGTACAACACGATTGCCAGACGCCGCAAGACCCGATTTATGAGGGCCGGGGTAATGCCGGGTCTCTTGTGCTTGGTGAGTTCGAAAAAGACCCCCGGACAGTTCACGGACGTGAAAGAGAAAGAGGCCCTAACAAACCCCCGGATCTTCGTATACAACAAGCGTGTGTGGGACATCAAGCCCAATAGCTACTCCGGGGACAAATTCAAGGTGTTCCTTGGGGACGAAAATCGTAAGCCCCGGGTGCTGGCCTCTGGTGAACAAGTGCCGTTTACCGATTTGAACCTGTTGGATGAGGTCCCGGTGGAGTTCGCACAAGAATTCAAGGACGACATCATCAAGGCCTTGCGGGATATCGCCGGTCGCTCGACCTTGGCTATTCACCCGTTCATGGCCGACACCGAACGTGTGACTCAGAATTTTGGGAAGAGGCTCTCGGTTATAGACAAGGAAGTAGTTAACTTCGTAGATCAAAAGCCTATTCTGTACCCTAGAAGGATTACGAACCCCAGGTTTAAGAGATTTGCACACCTGGATCTGGCATTGACTGGCGACAGTGCGGGGTTGGTCATCGGACATTGCCCGGGGTTCAAGACCGTGAAGCTCTCGGAGACGACCGAGACCTTGCCGATCATTGCAATTGATTGCGCGTTGGAGATCCGGCCCCCACCTTCGGGTGAGATAGAGTTTGCGAAAATCCGGATGATCTTGTACACCCTAAGAAAGTTGGGATTGCCCATAACTTGGGTGACATTGGACAGTTTCCAGAGTGCGGACACCATGCAGATCTTGAGGACCGAGGGGTTTACTACCGGGTACCAGAGTATGGACACGACCATGGTGCCGTACCAGATCACTAAGGCAGCGCTATACGATGGGCGTGTGCCGATGCCGGTGCATACGAAGTTAAAGAGAGAGTTGTTGACCTTGGAGCGTGATTTCAAGCGCGGTAAGATAGATCACACGGCACACGGTAGCAAGGACATCGCTGACGCCCTGGCGGGGGTAGTGTTCGGTCTGACTATGCGCAGAGATACTTGGTCCACCCATAACGTCAATCCTGTGACCAGTCCGAGCACGTACCAGTACATGATGTCTCGTAAAGAAGCGGACTAGTAAATTTTGCAGGAGTCCTAGGTGCCTTTATAGTCTGTCTATGTACGCACACCTGTTCAAGTACAACAAGTTCCACGGCAAAGGGGGGCAATTTGCTTCCAAGGACGGGGCGGTATCTCCTACCGGTGAAAACCCATCGGCAAAGAGCCAAAAAGAAGCTCTATCGGCCACCGCAGAAGCTAACGCTATACCCCCCAAGCCGCCCAGGTCCAAGAACTTCACACAGCCTGAATCGGACACCATAGACGGGTTGTTCAAGGTCGCGCATGCATCCAAATCTGAATTTGATTCAAGATTGCAGGTTCTGGCCTCTGGAGTGGATGCCACGATCATGCACTTGGACCATGTGGGTCCGTCCTTGAGTGGAAAGAAATCTGGAAATCTGGTTATCCTCGGGCCGATGAAGACCAAGGAGCGCGTGTCGGAAAAGGCCTGGGATTACGCAAAAGAGAACGGTGGAAAGCCTGACTACAGTAAGGTCGGGGACATCCTGCGCTGCACGGTGGCGGTAGATACGGTGCAGGACATTACAAAGGTTCTAGCGAGCCTGAACAAGGCCGGATTCGAACTTGCTCGTGATCCGAAAATCAGGATTGAAAAGCCGACCGAAGCAGGCTATCGTGACGTGCTGGTGAACGCCCGGCTTTCAACCGGGCACGTGGTCGAAGTGCAGATTAACACCAAGAAGATGCTTGTGGCCAAGAACGTGGCACACAAACTGTATGAACAAGAGCGGTCGATCATGGGTACTTTGATGAAAGAAAACCGATCAGCCTCTGCCGACGAGAAGAAGACCGTTGACGACCTGCGAGAACGTCAAGTGGCTATCTATTCCAAGGCCTGGAAAGATTCTGGAGGTTGAGATGTTGTACTACGTCTATGGTGAGGACATTCCAGCCCGCAGAATTGACAAGTACTCTGTGCAAGAACTGTGGGTGGCCGGGGAGTGGGTACCGCGCAATGTGGAAGACTGGGATACCAGGGCGTTCCCATCTACTGAGGCTGAAGTCAAGCAATTGATTGCACTACGTCAAAAGGCGGAGTGAGCGTGTACGCGGCCCTGTTCAAGATCAATCCGAACCATGATCTTCGGGGCAGGTTTTCCACAAAAGCGTCTGGATCAAAGCCAGATTTTGGGGCCAGGGAGACGGGCGAGACCGACAAGGCCTATGCCAAGCGGGTTATCGACCACATGGACAAGCCCAAGAGCTTGCCAGAAGAACATGGGCGGTACTTCAATCTAGAGCACGCCAAGGTCTTGGAGATCTCGAACATCGAGTCCGGGAAGACCGATGAACAGAACGTACAGGGTGGCGAGAACGGGGCCAAGCGGATGATTGCTGCTTACCATGGGGTGCTAGGCCGTAGAGATCCGATCACGGTAATGCCCCACCCGACCAAAGACGGAAAGTTCGTGGTTGTTGACGGCAACGGCACGTACACGACAGCCAGACAGTATGGGTGGAAGAAGCTACCGGTGCAGGTGGTCACGCCCCAGGAGGGCAAGAAGATCCTGGACGCCTCGTTGTCCAAGATCGAGATTCTCAAGGCCAACCCCTATCACGACCATCTGGGCAGGTTCGCCACCAAGGCTGGTGCGAAGTTCGTGAGCATAGGCGGGGTATTCGATGTCCAACGAGCCAAGCAGCCTAGGACGTACTCAGTAGAAGCGGTACAAAAATCCATTAAAAAGTTGGCGGAGCTTGGGTACCGTCCTCCGTTTGACGCGCATGGGTTGGTCAAAGACATAGCTTCCATCTCAGAGGAGAAGCTGGATCCTCTGGAGCTTTTTACCGCGCTGGTGGGTAAAGAAAATCTCGGAAAATCAGCTAAGTATTTGAAATTTACGGTAAGCCCCAGCAGTAAGGAGATTACTGCGGAGCTTCTTGAGGGTGCTGTTGTTCATGGGGCGCAGGTAGAGACTCTGATCCGAACTCTTAAGTTCAAGACCAAGGACGTGCACCATGATTACCTGAAGATCGTTGCCAGTGATCGAGGAGGGGGTGCGGCTAAGAGGCTATTTGCCCACTCTGTACCGCTGTACGAGCGTCTGGGGATGAAGACCATCACGACCTATGCGGGTCTGACTGGGGGAGGGTATTCATGGTCCAAGTACGGGTTCAAGCCCATTACCTTGCTAGAATCAAGAAACGTTGGGTACCATATCGATAACAGTATTACTCGGCTCGACTGGAGTGGTGACGGATCCCGTGTCTCTAGCGTAGAGATTACGGGTACGCCCGAGGCCAAGAAAGAACTGAAGGGCCTGAAAACGTTCGTGAAAAAGATGGTCGATAAACCCGATCTGGAGCACATGGGTTTGTTTACGAACATGCGTACCCCGGCCCTGGACAAGCATTTTGCAAGGAAGTTGTCTGTGGACAAGAGGATGACCACGATCAAGAACTTGTTACTTAACTCCGGGTGGGACGGCATCTTGGATCTGAAGAACAAGAAGTCCAGAAACAAACTTGAGACGTACGTGGGAGGTTTCAAGTAATGTACGCCCAGATCCTCAAAGCCAATCCCTATCACGACCATCTAGGTCGGTTTGCCACGAAGGACGGTGCGAAGTTCGTGAGTCTCGGGGGTGTGTTTGACCGCCAGCGCCAAGATCAGGATATGCGGGCCAAGACCGGATTAGGCATGGTGCGTATTAGTCGGGAAAAACTGGCTGAAAAGTTGGGCTACTTGGCAAAGAATGGATTCAACCTTACTCACAACCTTACTCTTGGGGACACAGAAGCCCTTGCTTCCCTTATTCATGGTCAGGCTGAAGGGGCCTTTGATCCAGAATTGGTGATTGATGCTATGTTCGGGCCAGACTCCTACAAGAACGTAGGTACAGCAAAAAATGTGATCAAGTCCGGGGCCATCAATTCCAGCTTCTCCGGGGGCAAAGTCACTGTAGCTGGTGGGGGAAGCTCCCTTGTTTACGGTGCGCCGGTCACACAGATACAACGTACTTTTGATTTTGGTCCCCGTAAGGACGTGCATCACGATTACTTGAAACTTCAGCTGAACGCCAGAGGCGGTGGGGTAGTGAAGAAGTTGTTCAAGGCCAGTTTTCCCCTGTACGAACGTATGGGCATGAAAAGCGCGAGTGTGTACGCCAATCTTGATGGAGGTGCGTATGCCTGGGCGAAGTACGGGTTTAGGGTAGCGGATGCATCGGTTCCTTCAGTGGTTAACACCGCGAGGAGAAGGCTAGGTGTTTTTCGTATTGGTAAGACTGAGGTCGATTCCTCTACTGCAACACCCGAGATGCACAAAGAAGCAGCGGGTATTCACAAATTGATCTCGTCCTTGGCCAGGGCCAGCAAAGTACCCAAGTCCGAGAAATTGTGGATGCTGGTGGATGCAAAGACCCCGGCACTGGACGCCCACTTTAAGAGCCGTTTTTCTCCTGGCACTGGTACGCTGGTTAAGCACCTGATGGCCAATAATAATTGGAGCGGTGGTTTGGAGATGAAGGACTTGAAGGCCTACAATCGACTCAGAACGTACGTGGGCCTGCCTGTTCGGAAAATTACTTGACAAAACTTTTTGTGTGTGGTAAAATATCCACATAAGAACATCATATTTACGAAAGGAACTGAGATGCTTGGATATTTGCAGATGTTGAAGGCCGAAAAATCAGGGACTCCGAAAGTCGATGGCACGGTCATGGTCTACCCGGACGGCACGGAATCAAACCAGGAACTGCATGAGCAGATCATGGCCGGTGTCGATGACTCGAAACTTCGGGCTGAGAGCCTGAAAACGGCTATCGAAATGGGTCTTGACGAGGACGTTCTGGCACTTTTGCGCTAGGAGCACAGCATGTACGCACACATTTTCAAAGGCGCCCCGTTGCAGATAGTCACCGACCGGTAACGTAGGTGCCGTAGACTAGGATCATGAACCTGATCCAAGCTCTGCTGGCCTTGCCATCGGTGGTCGTGCGAATGACCGGGTTCTTGTCCGAGAACGCAACTTTACTTGAAAGGATGACCCAGATGAACCAAGACATGTTGGACCTGTTGCGCGAGGTCCAGGAAACGAAGACCGTGATCGGCAGTGCGAATGCCCTGATGGACGGTCTGTCCGCGCAGTTGAAGGAGGCTATCGCCGCGAACGACATGAGCGCAGTCAAGCAGGCCGTGGCCGATCTGGATGCAGCCCAGGCTGATCTGGCGGCTGGCGTGGCCCGCAATACCGCAGCGGCGACTGAACCCGTGCCCCCGGTGGTGCCTCCGGTGGTGCCGACTCCCTAGAAGTAGTTTCTCCGCCTCCCCAATGAGGGGATTCCAAAAGGCCTGGGTGAGAACCCGGGCTTTTTTTTTCACAAACCCCTTGACAAACTATGTGCACGGGGTTATACTTAATTTGTGGCGGGATTTAAGGAGAGTGAAAATGGCAAGGATTCCGGTGGCTAGTTTGGTTTCTGCGGTCAAGGGTCACGCTCATGCCCATTACAACGATGGGAAGGCCTGGGATTACGTGGTCGAGTGCTTGTCCGACGCCGATATCGAGGAGCTGGTCTGCAACAGGTGGAGTGTGAACGGCGCGATCAAGGCAGTGAACGACGGGTATTGCAAGGTGGTTCGTGAGGAAATCAACAACTGCCGGTTTGATTAAGGTTTTTCGGCAAGCAAAGGAGTGCAAGATGCTGGACAAACAACTTGAGCAGGTAAAGGCCCTGAAAGATCGGATTCCCCTGCTGGACAACAGTTCCAAGGAATTCGCCCAGAGCCTGATTGACAACATTCACCGGTACGGTCGGCTGTCCGACAAGCAAGAGTACTGGGTTGCGCAATTGATTGCGCGGGCTGACAACCCCCCGGTGGTGTTGAAACCCGTAGATGTGGGGTCATTCAAGGGTGTGTTCGATCTTTTTGCGGTGGCTCGCAAGAACCTGAAATACCCGAAGGTCACGATGGCCATTGAATCTCAGCCGGTGCAACTTAGCTTGGCCGGTCCCAATTCCAAGTACAAGAACAAGGTGATGGTCACGGACGGCATGCCTTATGGCCATAATCGGTGGTTTGGTACCGTCGATTCTGATGGCCGGTGGGAGCCCAGCAAGTCCGTTACGGTCGAGGACATGGAGCTTGTGGGCCTGCTCCTGGTACAGTTGTCAGAGGATCCGGCGAAGACCGCGAGCGAGTACGGGCGATTGACTGGCAATTGTTGCTTCTGCAACGCAAAGCTCACGGACGACCACAGCACCGCCGCAGGATTTGGCCCGGTGTGTGCCAAGAACTTCGGGTTGTTCGACAACTGGAAGGCCGCGAGTGCGGTTTTGAAAGAAGGAGTTAAAAATGAACTTGCTTGATGGTGTGGCTCTCAATTTGGAGAACCCAGATTCTTTTGAGATTCCCTCTGAGGAGGAAAAGGCCCGGGTGAAGGTCGGTGACTTCGTGAAGATCGGTTTCAAGCACAATGCAGGTCCTAGGGGAGCCCTGATCTCCGCAGAGCGTATGTGGGTGCAGGTCACTGGCCCGGGTGTCGGGGTGCTTGACAATGATCCGGTGGTTGTGTTCATGACTATCGGAGATAAGGTGAAATTCAAGCCCAAGAACATCCTGAGCATCCTGTCCACCGAAGTTCCGGCTGGGCCACAGGAGATGGCCCCATGAAACAGCCCTCAATCCAAATTCGTCAGTGTCCGTTTTGTGGGAGCAAGACCGCACCGATGTTCTGGACCAGTGAAGAGCAGTTCGAAGATATGTGGGACGGAAGCAATGAATTGAGTTATCAAGTTGTTTGCGACGCATCCAGTCCAAACGGCCGTCTCGGGTGCGGAGGGGCCGGTGGCTTTCGTAGCACGGTCGAACTAGCAGCAGAAGTATGGAACCGTCGCCGGTGACAATCAAACAGCACAAATTCCTTGACAAACTCACGTCACAGTGGTATACTTTAATTGTGGTGAGGTTCTAAACGAAAGGAAATCTGATGGACGCGAATGTACTGGCTCTCAAAAAAGCGTTGAAGGGTGTTCCGGTCCCGGGAGGCAAATTGGCTTCCTACGATGCCTGGGGCTACTCCTGGAACAAGAAGGGCGGATACTTTTACAAGCTCTGGGATATCATGAACGCCGCCCTTGCCTGTGGGTGGGTGAAGTCCGAATCCAAGAGCGGCAACAGCCCGGATGGCAACGTCAGTTCTGATCTGGTTGTTCTGGAGAAGGACAACATCGTGCTGATCTTCGGAAGTTCCTACGGCGTGGAGAAGGCCAGCAACCGTTTCAACATCTACGCCCGAATCAATTCTCGCTCGGCCTAACAGCCCAAACCCGCAAAGGAGGCTGCATGAACAACAAGCAAAAACAGACTGTGCGGGACGCCGAGCAGCGTGCTCGTGAATTCGCACAAGATAGGACTCTGTACGAGAACGAGGCGTTCTGGGAAATCGCCGAACGCCTGAAGGCGGCTCTTGAAGACCGCGAGTACGATCCGACCAAAGAAGCACCTTTCACCTTTGGAGATTGAGCATGATCCCAAGCGAAACAATCAAGATCCTGGGGTCCACCAGGGCGCAAATCGAATTCGACCGGGAGGAGGACTACGTGGTCCCGGGCATAATGCTCGAAGAACTGGAGGCGTTGATGCGCCGGTTGTTCCGAGACCAGAAGATCGGGTCCGACGAAATGCGGGACTGGGCCAACCTGTTGCACGTTCGGCTGAAGGGCCTGCTATGAACGACAAAAGTTACGTGACGCTGGAGCAGCATGTCTGCCCGGTGTGCGGCAAGACCGAGGACACGGGATCGCTGTTGATGGACATGCGACTCAAGCCAACATTCAACAAGTTCACGACCACCGGCTGGGGCCTGTGCGCGGAGCACAAGAAGCTGGCGGATGACGGGTACGTGGCGTTGGTCGAGTGTTCGAACGATCAACCTACGCTTGAAAGCGCGGTCAGAACCGGAAACATCGCTCACGTACGCAGATCGGCGTTCGACCGGCTGTTCAACGTCCCGGCCCCTGAGGGTGCGTTGTGCTTCATGCAGGTGGGGGTGCTGGAAAAACTGGAAAAACTGAAAGCCCCCACTTGACACCCACGCCCTCGGAAATACAGGCCGTGGCCGAGGCCTACGCCCAGGAACACGCGCTGCGCTTGGCCCAGGAACTGGTGCTGTTCCACGAATCCGGGTTCTTGCACGGTGGAAAGTTGCGGCAACTGGCAGCGATTTTGCAGCCACTCACCCAGCGAATGAACTTGATGGTCGCAGAGTCTTTTGCCACCAAAGAAATACTCCGTCAATTCGTGAAGGATAGGTCATGAACTTCAAGCAGTTTCTTGCTGGAAAGCAGCTTAACGCCTGGGTGGTCCATGACGGTATGGATCTGTACGTGCGTCGGGCGGGTCACCTGATCCACACCGAACCTTACCAGAGGGGGGAACCCTACCTGAGGGGGAATATGCGGCATACCCTGGACATCGCGAATATGAACTCGCCCGAGAGCCAGCGCGGTCAGGGCAAATTCTGGAGTCTTTTGGACTGGTTGGATCTAAGTCCGCCCCCGGAATTTGACGGCCTGTATCTGGAGAACGTGCTGAATGTTCGTTTGGCAGCTAGTTTGCGCAAGCGCGCGGGTGTGCTCGAAATACCCACTGTATTCGGTGCAGAAGGTATCCCCTGCTTTTACCGACCCTGGGGATCCCCATGACCCTGACCCCCGTAGAGGCTTTGGTGCTCGTGCGCGAGGCCCTGAACACCTGCCATCTGGCGTGCTGTATGGTGGACGACCGCCTGATGTACAACGAGTATGTTGAGCAGACCCCGGAGTTACATGCCAAGACGGTTGAAGCGAGTCAACTCCTGGGGGATCTGTATCAACTCCTGTTGGGGCATGCTGAGAACCAGCAACGGAATGTTTTTCATCCTATTCGTCAGGGCTCTGAGGGACCCGGATGATTTAGAATCTGAGGGTGGTAGAATTCCGAATTAATCAGGTTCTGTTGGTGGATTGGCACGGGCTGAATACCACTGTGCGAATCACGCACGTTGGGGACATGCTTGTAGGTATACGGCGAATCAATAGTCAGGGACTGCCCTGGCAGGGAGAGAACAACTACCAGGAACTGGCGCATGAGACGCTGTTGAACCTGATGGTGGTCCCCATACTGGAGAATCCCTGGGAACGTCGGCTAAAGGAACTGATGGAAAATCCTCGCTGTCCACCGGTCTTGGTGGAAGATATCCAAGCAGTTTTGAGTGATCTGGAGTGGCACCGAAAGCAGGTTCAGTTCTACAGAACCAAGTTTTTAACGAAGGAGTGAGAACAGTTGTGGTGTTCGAAGACTGACAGTACACTCGGGCATGGCCGTGACCATGCTAAAACCCAGGGACGAGGAGCACCGGTTGTTGATGGTGTTGCTGAAAAGACATTTTGATTGGACTCAGGAGGAGTGTTTTCCAAATGTGCAGGTGTTCAACTGGGAGTCAGATCTGCTGCTGGTGAGCAAGAGCGGGTACGTGACCGAGGTAGAAGTCAAGTGCAACTTCCCCGATCTGAAAAACGATAGCAAGAAAAAGAAGTTTACCTACCCAGCCTATCGTCAGGAATTTGACCAGCAGATCAGGAGATTCTATTATGCCGTCCCCGGAGACATGGCTTTCGATAGTCGCTGTATTCCTGCTTGGGCTGGCATTTTGCTTGTTCGTGCTCGTAATGTGGTCGAAACTCGTGAAGCGCAGACGCGGTATAGTGCCCAGAAAATCAAGCCCGAGGCCCTCAACCGGTTACGGAGGAGTGTTTACTTCCGGTTCCATCGTGAATACCAGCAGGGGGTACAGGGACGTATTGACGTACGGACAGAAGTCCCCCGGTGGGAGTCCTGAGCCCCCTGCAATTGATTGCCCTTTGGATCCGTGAAATGGCAGAGGTACAAAAGACTTTGGTGTACTGGGTGATCCTCAGATTGATTCAGGGGGTCGTGGCCCTGCCCTTTTTGGCAGTCACTGTATTTTCTATCAGGTTCTTGTGGGAGGTCGTGTACTTTCTCTGGAACCTCAGTGGAACTCTTTTTTGGTTCTTGCATTAGAACCCCTTGACAATCTGATTTTATTGTGCCATAGTTTCCCCGTTCCATTAATTTTTGCAGGGAGAACAGTATGCGACTTTCAATTTTGGTGCTTTGCGTGGCTGTACAGGCCTGTGCCCCTTCCCCACGAGGCGACAGGTACGTTCCACTGGTGGACATGAAGGGCAAGAGCCAGCAGGCTTTTGTTCAGGACACCCAAGAGTGTCAGGCGTATGCGAGCACCAGAATGAGTGGTGGGCAGGCGGCAGTAGGTGGGGCTGTAGCCGGGGGTGTACTGGGAGCCCTGTTGGCCCCCAAGGGGCACCGTACGGACGTAGCTGCCTTCGGTATGGTTGCGGGTGGCACCGGTGCCGGAGCTAAGGCCGTGTACACCCAGGAGAGCATTACCAAGCAGTGCTTGGCCGGTAGAGGGTACAACGTCCTGAACTGACTTTGAAAGAGAATCAGGTGATGCCCTACGATACGAATTTGCAACCGCGACCCGTGTGCCCACACTGCGGCTACAAGCACGACGATGCAGAGGAGTGGAACTTTGGTTTCGGGCTGTACGGCCTATCCGAAGGCAGAACGTGCTACGAATGTGAGGGCGAGTTTGATTGCAGGCGTGGGGGGACGGTGTACTACACCACGTCCGTTGGAGAAAGAAAGCCATGATATTTTTGTGGCTAAAGCAAAGATTTTGCTCTCATGAATGGTCTATTCATGAATTTCAAGGCAAGCCTCCAGTGGTTTCCAATACTTGCTTGAAATGCAGGTACAGGCACACAGGGACTCACGGGCTTGCTTTCCCTGGTGCTCTTGTGCAGCGAAGGAGTGGAACGCGATGACCAGACCCAGTAGGTTTCAGATTTTGAACTACGCCCTTGAGGGGGTGTGTACTCTAATTGGCACCGGTGATCCATCAGACGAGAAGCGTATGGATGCCTGGGAGTCTGACCGTATTTGGCTCGAAAAAGAAATACTGCGGGTCGCAGCCCAACCCAAGCAGCCTTTATCCAGCCCTACGATGCCGGATATTGGCACAACTTAAGACCCTGACCAACGCAAAGGAGTGCGTACTATGAAACGTTTTCAACCGGCTATATTGCCCCCAGAGGCCAGCGATGTTCAGGCCGTGGCCACAAGATTAGGAGTACCCCTGGAACGGGCTCAGCAACTGGTGGAGGGCTTGGAAGCTCAGCGGGTGTACATGAACGACCGCTATCAGGTGAACATCAGTGACGCTCATGTTGCCCCTGGGTGGCCCCCCATGTATCATCTGTCGATCAAGCGTCTGGACAAGAAGCCGATCAGAGACTGGCGGGACATGCAGCAGATCAAGAACGAACTGGTGGGGCTCGAATGTGAGGGCGTGGAAATGTACCCGGCTGATTCCCGGGTAGTGGATGCCGCCAATCAATACCATCTGTGGGTGCTAAAGAGCACGCTTGATCGATTTCCGTTCGGATTTACGGACGGAGGAAAGGGCACCCCCGAGGAAGCTATGGCGGTCGGGGCCAAACAGAGGTAGTGCAATCAATTGCAGAGGAAATCAGATGGAGACATTTTACCTAGTGCTAGATCAACAGGGCCTGATTTTGAGCAGGGTTATTGCCATGGATGACGAAATGGCTTTGTATCTGGCCAAGAACAAGTACCCGTCGCTCATGGGGTTGCAGGTACGCCCGTTGCCCCCGAGAACTGGTGGTAGAGGAACGCCCGCTGTTCCGGGGTCACGATGAACGACAGTCCGTACGAAGCGGCCCAGGACGTTCATTGGCGGTACGAGGTACCGTCGCGTACGGACTCGAAGATGCTGGTGCTGACCATCGGAGGCATGTGCGTGGTCGGTAGCTGGTACGGGCGGCTGGGTGAGCACTTCATAGCCTGGAGTCCGATGCCCAAACGTGACCACGTACTGGAGAGTGTGTTGGGGGTGGACTGTGCCTGGGCGCAACCTGCAAGGGTAAAGAAATGACGATGAGCACCCACGACACTTGCAAGATCAAATGACCGAGGCGAACGACCGTGAATACAAACAAACCTTGCGCGTGGCTGTTAGAGCCTAAAGTACAGCGCCACCCAAGTAAGCATTTGGTGCGGCGCGTCAGTGTTGTAGCGCCGACAGAAGAAGAACGCGAGTTCGCTGAATTGGACGGCGACAGATTTGTGCCGTTGTATGACCGCGCCTCACAGCAAGATTGCCGCCTGTGCGCGTATTTCACGACGCAGACGGGAGGATGCACTTCAGTCGTGCAGTGCGTAGACAGTATGCAGTTCACGGCTACGCCGCCGCGCCGATATTGGAAGGAATCCCCGTGACAAAAGCCACCGGCCGTACCCGGTCCGGTGGAATGAAGGGTTCGGCGTCAAAAACGAGGAAACACTATGGACATCATGAACCCCAGCGCATCACTGCTCTGCAAGCTCGGCTCGATTGTTGTGCATGCAGCGGAGTTTGCATCATCCGGTGGGCACGCGTTCGACAAAGCCGCCATCGACACTCTGATGGCTGATGCCGAAGTAACGCACTGGTTAGAGGCTATGGATGCGGCTGCGCTGCTACCGAAGACGAGGGCCTCGCGCCCGCTCAACCCGGCATGCGCATGGCCGTTTCCCGACCGTGGTGAGCAATGACGCCGAACGACAAGGATGAGGCGCCTTTGACGGCGCCACGAAAGGACGGAAATGGGACAAACTGGATCGCCGGCAAAGGTCGCCTCGACCGCCGGGTTAGGCCTGGACGTGATACGCCAGTGCCTGGAAGAACGGGACGCGATAGAGCAGCAGTACCACGACCTGGCCCAAAACATGGTCTACAAGGGAAACAGCGTAGCTTGGTGGCACAGCAAGGCGACGGCCTACCGTGGCGCAATTGATCGCGTGTGGGATGAGCTGAAGGCGGCGGGCATCGTGTGCGATGGGCGCAAGACGTGCGCCGATGGCGTGCGCGAACTGGCCGCGAGGTTGAACGAAGGCACGAAGGGATAAATGTGAAACTCTCTACCGCGTATTGGATCGGCGCCGGGATGGCGACTCTGTTTTGGCTGACGTTCTGGTGGAGCCTGCAATGAGTGTTGGGCGGCTGGAGCCGGAGCGCTGCAAAGATTGCGGACTGCTACTGGCGCCCTGGCTGCGCCTCTACTGCACGAAGTGCGTGCAACAACACCTGATAGGCGAAGCCGGAGAGCGTCGCTTGGAACGAAATGTTAGGCCTGCGGGCCGGAGAGGATGACGATGATGGACATACTCGCAAGCTGTCGTATGTCGAGCCCAGACGACGGCTCGCATGATTTGCATGCGCGGTGCCTGTCTGCCGCGGGAAAAATAGAGGAACTCGTCGCCGAACGCGACAGGCTGCGCGCTGCACTCAAGACCGCAAATGAACAGACCGAAATGTTCGAGCGCCGATACTACTTGCGCGGTGACGCCCTGGAATGGTACGCAGACGAAGCCAAAGCACTCGCGATGAACCTGCAAGGCGGGGCGCATACGTCAGCTGTGCTCGCCACGCTCACCGTATTGGCATTAGATGCTGGGCGGCGAGCTGATGAAGCACTGAAGGCCTAACGTCAAGGATGAGGCGCAACCGTAGGGCGCAGCCCGTAGGTTGTCGCTCTCGATCCGTAGGTTAGGCTGGTGAACGGAGGCAGAGGACTATGACGATCTACCGATGCGGACGGTGCGGCTTTGAAGGCCACTGTTACGGCAACGGGGCTA